CAAGTTTTACGTGTGCCTCTTTCATATTCTACAAAACAAAAATTTCTATCACGTATTGCTCTTGTAGAAGATGCAGATAATAGAGGCGAAGTTGCACTCACATTGCCTCGTATGGGTTTTGAGATACAAGGATTTGAATTTGACCCTACTCGTAAGGTTTCTCCTACACAAAAAAATGTAGGAATACAGGATGCTCAAGTAATTACTCAGGGATCAACTACAGTTGTAACTACTCCTAATCCGCGCCACCATGGTTTACAATCAGATGGAACTTATGCTAATGTATATGCTACATCAGGCACTTGGACATATAGTACATCTAGCAAAACAATAACAGGCACTGGCGGTGCGGCGACTACTGAACTGTGTTATGGTGCTCTAGTTACAGATACAGATGGTAACAAAATAGGTATGGTAGAGAGTGCCGCTGATGATAATACTTTTACTTTATTTGCGAATGCTGAACTCTCTGGCACTGCTGTAAGCATTAAGTCAAATGCGCATACTCCTGGTGACTTTGTAGAAAATGATGTAGAGTTTACCAAAGAGACTGTTACTGTTGATACAGTATACGATCACAAATACAAAAGAACTTTTGTTTCTACTCCTTATAATATGTCTTTGTCTTTGTATGTTTTTGCTAAAAATCAGGAAGATGGTTTACAAATAGTAGAACAAATTATGCCACACTTTAATCCTGACTTCAATATTACTATTAATGATTTGCCTGAATTAGGAATTAAAAGAGATATTAACATAAAATTAGATAGTATAGATTATGATGATGACTATGAAGGTGAGTTTGCTAAAAGAGTATCTATTATATGGACGCTTAACTTTACAATGAAATTAAATTTCTATGGTTATATATCAGATCAAGATATTATCAGAACTGCTATTGCGAATGCTTTTGCTACAGACAGCACACTAGCCAGTGAAAATGACTATGTTAAGATCACAGCATCTGCTACTACTACAACAGCTACTGCCATAGCTAAAATTTCTAATGGAGCTGTGTCTCAAATTTTATTGACCTATCAGGGAGGTGGTTATATAAATCCTCCTATTGTTACATTATCAGGAAATGCTACAGCAGTTTCTGTTCTGAACTCTGACGGAACACTAAATAGTATAAGGATTACTGATGCAGGCTCTGGGTATACTTCAGCTCCTACTGTAACTATTGAAAATCCACCCAACACAGTAGATCCCGTTACGCCTGCTGATCCTTATAGATTTATAGCAGAGTTTGAAAATGTATTTAGTGGTGAATGATGAATGATAATAAAATACAAATTAAAAAAGAGAACTATTAGTAAGTTACGCATAGTTTTTAAACAAGGATATGTACACGAAATGTGGGTGTACAATCTTAAAATTGATAAAGAAGGACAATATACTTGGTCTCATTATGATGCAGGAAACCGGATTATAGATCTACAGCCTGAAGAAATATCCACCATTTTTGTAGTAAAACAAAAAAATACTTTTTATTGGTCTAAGAAAAGGCCGCCTAGAAAGAAAAAACCACAACCCAATGTTGTATTGAATATGTTTAAGCCTAAAAAGGTAACTCCAATGTCAATGAGAACAGGAGTAGAACGCAAAAAACTATATGATAAAGCAACTGTACAAGATGATGTGCAGTTATTGTTTACAAAAGGTTTAGACGATAGCAAATTCGGATATTAATATGAGTACATTTGACAGTTTAGACGATACATTCAAGGTCAAGCCTACTAAGGCTTTAGACGCCAACCTGAAACAGGTAAGAGAAAAGAATAACTTGCCTGTGCCTCCTAACGATGCCGAAAAAGATTTGGAAGATGATTTCCAAGAAGCAAGAGAAATGCTGAAGAGGACTGCCGAATACAGTGAAGAAGCAGTAAAAGGTATTTTACATATTGCTAAGAACAGCGACCATCCAAGAGCATATGAAGTAGCAGGACAACTAATAAAAACAATGCAAGAAAATGCTAAGGATATGTTAGACGTGCAGGAGAAAAAGAAAAAGGTTGATGCTGAAATGGGCAACAATAAACCTGCGGGCGGTGTAACTAATAATAATTTGTTTGTGGGAAGTACAAAAGATTTATTAAGAGCATTGAATAAAGACGTTATTGACCATGAGTGATGAACGTACCTCCTATCACGGAAATCCTAATCTAAAAAATATAGGATACGAACATTCTTTCACTAAAGAACAGCTCCAAGAGTATGTTAAGTGTCAGAAGGATCCTATTTATTTTATAGAAAACTATGTTCAGATTATTACACTGGACAGGGGTCTACAGCCTTTTAAACTTTACGAATGTCAGAAGAAAAAAGTAGATCTCATACTTAATAATCGTAAAGTTATTTTGATGGAAGGTAGACAGCAGGGTAAGACTGTAACAGCAGCGGCCTGCATACTCCATTATACTATATTTCAAAGCGACAAGACTGTTGCTATCATGGGTAACAAAACAGCATCAGCAAGAGAGGTGTTGGCACGTTATCAAACTATGTACGAAAACCTGCCTATATGGATGCAGCAGGGTGTAAAGACATGGAACAAGGGTGACGTTGAATTAGAAAATAATTGTAGAATATTCACAGCAGCAACGACTACTTCAGGTATTCGTGGTAAGTCTGTAAACTGGTTGTACATTGACGAGGCGGCAATCATTCCGAACAATGTTGCGGATGAGTTCTTTGCTTCTGTATATCCTACTATTTCTGCTGGTGAAACTACAAAGATTCTACTCACTTCAACTCCATTAGGATACAATCACTTTTGGAAGTTTTGGAACGAGGCAGAAAAGAAAGCGAACGGGTTTGTTCATCATTTTATTCCGTACAAAGAAATACCCGGTAGAGATGAGAAGTGGGCAGAAGAACAACTTAAACTTCTTGGCGAACTAAAGTTTAACCAAGAGGTTCTGTGTGAGTTTCTCGGTTCTAGTAATACACTTATTAATGCTAGAACTATTGCTACACTGAGTTCCAAAGAGCCCATATTCTATAATGATGACGGGTTAAGAATATATGAAGAACCAAAAGAGGATCATTATTACTGTATTACTGTTGATACTGCCCGTGGCATTGGCGGTGACTATTCAGCGTTTGTTGTTTTAGACATTACAGAAATGCCATATAAAGTAGTAGCAACATTTAGAAATAACAAGATAGCACCTCTGCTGTATCCTGAGGTGATTTCAAAGTTAGGTAGAGATTTCAATAATGCTTTCATATTATGTGAAAACAATGATATTGGTGGGCAAGTTATTGAGATTCTACACGAAGAAATAGAGTATGAAAACCTATTCACTACGGTGACAGAGAAGGCCAGACAGTATGTTACACCTGGTTTTGGTAGGTCTACACGTTTAGGTGTTAATACCTCTAAACAAGTAAAGAGACAGGGGTGTTTTAACTTTAAGTCTCTTATGGAAGAAAAGAAACTATTAGTATTTGACGCAGAGATCATACACGAAATCTCTACGTTTATTGAAAAAGGTCAAGGGTATCAAGCTGATGAAGGCTACCACGATGACCTAGTAATGTGTATGGTTCTATTCGGGTGGTTGTCCACAATGCCTTTCTTTAAAGAGTTGGTAGATGTTAATACTAGAGAAGGGTTATATAATAAAGAAATGAAAACAATCTCTCAGGAGTTAACTCCTTTTATTCATGTAAAATCAAATGAGGAAGATAGGGGGGAAGTGATTGCCGGAGATTATTGGATCACAGACGAGAATTATGCCAGAAAAATAAAAGAATTAGGATATAAATATTAAATCTTATAAATAATCAGATGAATATGTAAAGTTTAATTTGTCTGATTAAATATATCGAGGAGAAAAATATGGCTTTTCAGCTTTCACCTGGAGTACAGGTAACAGAAAAAGACCTTACCAATGTTGTTCCTGCGGTTGGAACTTCTATTGGCGGTACTGTAATGCAAGCTGGTTGGGGTCCTGCAAATGAGATTGTTCTAGTAAGTACCGAGAATGAAATGGTCTCTATGTTTGGGAAGCCTCAATCAACAAACAACAAGAAATGGTTTGCTGCGGCTTCATTTTTGGCTTACACAAACACTCTTAAAGTAGTACGTGCTATTGACACTGATGAAGCTTTGAACGCAACTTCAACTGTTTCTGGTGTAGCCGCTGCTGGTGTGTTGGTAGAAAACGGCACTAAGTGGGAAAACGGAAATTATAGTAATAGTGGGAATGCTGTTTTCATAGCAAAATATGCTGGCGAGATTGGTAATTCACTTAAAGTGGAAATGGCAGACCAGTCTAATGGTAGAGGTGCTATTACTCTAACTGGAGATTGGACTTCTACAACTTCAAGCACAGCTTTTACAGCTACAGGCGGTGCAGCAACTACTGAATTAAAAGTAGGTGATGTTGTTAGTAATTCTTCCGGTACCATTATTGGCACAATAGCTACTATAACAGATGATGATAATATTGTTTTATCAGGAAATGCAGCAGTAGCAATTACGGCTGCTAAAGCAACCAATACAAGATGGTCATACGCTGACGATTTTGACTACGTTCCTGGTACTACTAAGTGGGCAACTGATCTTGGTGGTTCTCAGGACGAAATGCACATTATTGTTGTAGACGCAGATGGTAGTTTCACTGGAACTGCAGGAACAGTCTTAGAAAAGTTTTCTGGCGTTTCTAAAGCATCGGGTTCTAAGGATTCACTTGGTCAATCAAACTACTGGAAGGATGTTCTAAACAATCGTTCTGCTTATGTTTGGGCAGATGATAGTCCTGCAGGACACACTAACTGGGGTAACCCAGCTACAGCAACCTTTACATTAATTGATGATCTTACTGATCCAACTGATGTTCGTTCAAATCTGGCTAATGGTCTAGATGATGCACAGGTTACCACAGCTGCTGTTTCAGATGCTGAGTTAATGAAAGGTTATGACTTGTTTGCTAATGACGAACTTGTAGACGTTAACCTAATTTTCGTAGGCGATGCTTCTGCTACTGTCGGTGATTATGTTATCGACAATGTTGCCGAAGTACGTAGAGACTGTGTTGTATTTGTTTCACCTTCAAGTGCTTCTGTCATAGGTAGAGTTGACGGTGCTGAAGCTAGTACCGCAGTAGCAGAACTTGCAAGTTACACACGTTCTTCATACGCTGTAATTGACTCAGGTTGGAAGTATATGTACAATCGCTATGCCGATAGCTACACTTACATTCCTTGTAACGGTGACGTTGCAGGTCTGTGTGCTAAGACTGATGACGTAGCAGATCCATGGTTCTCTCCTGCAGGTTACAACAGAGGCGCAGTTAAAAATGCTGTTAGACTGGCCTGGTCACCTAACAAAGCAGAAAGAGATACACTGTACAAAAACGGTATCAACCCAATCGTAGGTTTCCCTGGTTCAGGTATTGTACTGTTTGGTGACAAGACTATGCTTGAGAAACCCAGCGCATTTGATCGAATCAATGTTCGCAGACTGTTTATTACACTTGAAAAGGCAATTGCTACAGCAGCCAAGTTCCAGTTGTTTGAATTCAATGACGCATTCACACGCGCACAATTCAAATCATTGGTAGATCCTTTCCTTAGGGACGTTCAGGGACGCAGAGGTATTTACGCCTTTAAGGTAGTTTGTGACGAATCAAACAACACCGGACAAGTAATTGACTCCAACTCTTTTGTTGCAGATATCTACATCCAGCCTGCTAGATCTATTAACTTTATCCAGCTCAACTTCATTGCTACTCGTACAGGTGTAGCGTTTGAAGAGGTCGGCGCATAACAGTTATAAATAAAATTAAAACAGGAGATATAGATGAATATTTCAGAATTTAAAGCAAGACTTGGAGCTGGTGGTGCGCGCCCTAATCAATTTAGAGTGTTCCTAAGCTTCCCAGGTTATGTTACAGGTGTCGATACTTCATACAGCTTATTGGTGACCGGGGCGGCAGTCCCGGCATCAACTGTTAACCCAGCGATTATTCAGTACAGAGGTCGTGAGGTTAAGTTGGCAGGTGAGCGTATTTTCGATCCGTGGACAGTTACTATTGTTAATGACACAGCACAATCCTTGCGTCAACCTTTTGAGGCTTGGATGAACGGTATGAATGATAGAGCAGGCAACTCAGGTATTCTGGTTCCTTCTGACTATCAGACAGACGTTGTTATACAGCATTTAGATAGAAATGACGAAGTATTACCAGGTGGACAGTATACATTGCGTGATGCTTTCCCAATACAGATGAGT